AAAGCCAACGACTTGTTGAAATAACTTTGACAATACTTCTTGTGCAACATCTTCTCCCATAGGTTGCTCACTCTTTATCTGTCTAAACAAATGTGAGTATGCTTGTTTCTGTGCAGTTGTGAGAGTAGGATTGCTTGACATAAACAATGCCTCTATCTCATCAGGTGTAACAGTTCTTTCATACCTACTCATGGCTTTGTCAATAGACTGCTTAACCTTCCTAGCATCCTTACTGAATAGTCTATCAGGACACTTTGCTCCACGATGGGCATCATAGAATGATTTATCCATCAAACTTCTTACTAGTGCTAATTCCATATCTGTGTCTCCTTTGGGGTTAATAGTTTTAAATTATCTACGTCTTCTTGTCTCCTATACTTCAAATCGTCATGCAACTTGAGTATCTTAATATCCTTGACATGTGATCGTAACTCTTTAGCAAATGCAAAAGACTTGGGTAGTGCATCAGGGTCAAGTGCGATTATTGCAGTAGAGAACTGTGAAAGGAACAGTTTGTGTGAATCCGATAATGATGTACCCAACACAGCTACCCCAACATATACATCACTGCCAATAACACCTGCACTGACACAATCCTCTACTACTATTGCGATACTACCACAACCAAATGCATATGGCAAGTCCGAAGAACCATACCTTTTCCATTTAGGTAACTTTCGGTAGACTGACCTACCTGTAGCATCAACAATCCTGCCATTATCTTTGATAGGAAAGACAACTCTACTTTCTTTGACATCGTACAACAAGTCAAGTTTATCTACATCTAAGTCCCACAGTTCACAGAAAGTTATAACCTCTCTCCTGTAGCCATGTGGCACGATATACTCAGGCATTTCAAATGATGTCCCAACTTGGGACACCTGCTTGATGTCACGTATCTCCTCAACAGTCATGTGAACACGTGAACTACCTCGTACATTACAAGATGCTTTGTAGCAATTCCATAACAAAGAACCCATGTTGTTGGTAACTGTAAACGTCTTGTATGAATTACATGCAGGACAGTTCAGTCTCTTTGTTTCTCCATTACGTATGTCTAAGTCTTCAATATAAGTGTATACATTATACATGTTATTATAAGTATCCTTCCTTGTCGGCATTTAACATGCTTGTAGCACAGGTTTTTTCATCTGTCAAATTTCTACGTGCTTGTAATGCCAAGTTAGCACTTGTGAATGTATTTTTCATGTAAGGTTTAACAGATTGTGGGTTAGCATGTCCTGTGACAGACATAATATTACCCATAGATACACCTGCATCAACCATTTCAACTGTGCCTGTTCTACGTAAGTCACTTAATCGTAACTCATTAGAGAGTCCTGCAGAGGTCATAACTTTCCTAGCTATGATAGGTAGTTTAGTAAGTGAATAAGGCTTGTATGAGCCTCTGAAGGGTCGTGGGCGAGGAACTACATACTTTTGAAACCCATAATCATCTTGTTGTTGTACTAACATTTCATGTAACTCGTCTGATATAGGCAAAAATACTTCTGCTCTTCGCTTTGACTGTTGTATCTGCATACGTTTAGCATCTAGATCAAGATTAGACCACTCAAGAACTCTCATATCTCCAATACGTTGACACCATTCATATGCCATCTGTGCAATCAAGCCAATGTTCCTTGTTTTAAAATCAGAGTAAGCAGTATCAAGAAACCTGATAACGTCATCTTTAGTCCAAACAACTTTTCTGTGTGTAACGACACGTTTCTTTATATTACTAAATGGATTCATATTACAATGCTCCATATTGATTCCGTAATTAAGCAACACCCTAATGACAGACATAAGATGATTAGCAAATGATACACCTCTCTCACACCATTTGTTGTAAGACAACTTGGCAAGTTTGGTGGTCAAGCTAGACAGTTTATAACTGCCTAACTCTATGCCATCAACCACACTTGTAGAGCAAACTATACCTAAAAAATACTTATACTGTGCTTTAGTTTCTGCTCGTAAGTTATTGTATTCAAAGGATATATAATACTCTTTGAGTAAGTCCTGAACTTTCATTATGCCACCAATAGAGACTTAAATTGAGGTGAAGAAATCCACTTTGCTACCTCTTGTTCTCTCTTCCACATGGTCTCTGCTTTTGTATCAAAGCCTGTATTACGTATGTTGAAACCATTTCTCTCATCTGCGTATGATGAGTAATTAGTGAAGGCAGAGTACAGAGCATAAACATTCTTACCTCGTCTAGATATCTCCTGACAAGCTAACTCGTACATCTTCTTAGCCATAGTCTCTGACTTGATTAGCTTACTCAAGAAATCTTTGCCATCTACCTTGAGTGGTATGTTTGCCCACTTCTGCATCATCTCACAACGTAAGTCAAAGTTACTCTTAGCTAACTTAACTTCTGCTATTAGCCTACCCATAGTGAAACCACTTGTGTTCTTCATCTTGATAAGGTCAAACTCTCCACCAACTTGTCCATTGGAGCAGAAGCTATCAATAGCACCAAAGTATACTTGGTTAGATGTTAAACCATCTATGCCATGCAGAGCAATGATTCTCTCATTGATTACTGTTTGGTGTTTAGCAGTTGTGATCGTATGCTTTACGTTAGGTAACGTGATGTCTAAGAATACAAAGGCATTGTTTCTTCCTGTCTTTATATTTACTTTTGCACCATCAAGGTCAACAGGGTGTCTATTCTCCTGTATAACTTTCTTGATACCATTGAAGAAGTTCACGTGATTTACAGTTGAGAACTTATCTCCTACAATACCTAAGTATTCTCCTGTTACAGAGTTCCTTACGTATCTTTTACCTGTAAACTTAGTGTCCTCATACTTTACTTTAAAGTCTAGATTAGTGTCCTCTAATGTGAAGAGGTGTGGTGTGTATGCATCTAATGGCATGTTAGTCTCCTTTCAAAAATATGTCCCAACTTGGGACTTTGGTTAAGTGATACTTGCTTATATAAGATTTATTTATAAATGTCAACTCGTCTCTGTTTGTTCTTTCTATTATATGAACCTTTACCCTTTTTAGGTGGTACGATTTGTTTTCTCTTCCTTGTATAAGCAAGTAGTCGTGCTATTGGATTAATAATTTTTATCTTCATGATACCTTAATTGCTATGTAAACACATAATGCTATGATTAGCAACTTACCATAGTCAAGGTCAAACTTTGTACCCTCTCCATAGTTCTTG